AAAGGCGTGGGCGGATCAGCGGTCGCGGGATGCGCGTATCGAAACCTGAACGGACGATCGTTCGGCCGCATGATCGTCACGCCATCCAGGTGATACTCGCGAGCGGGACGATAGCCGCAGCACCTCAGCGCGCGGAAGTCGATATCGGGCGCCGTGCCCTCCTCGCCTATCGTGGAGATGATCCAGTACCTGCCGGTCGTCTGCCGCCTATAGAGGAAGGCGCAGTGTTGCATACCGCCCGCGGTACACTGCAGGACCTCAGGAAAGGCGCGGCAGGTTGCCCCGGTTCCACCGCATGTTCTGCTCCCATAGTCCTGCGAGACAATCTTCACTGGGACAAAGCCCTGTTTGATCAAGGCCTGCCGCGCCGTGCGGTAGGCGACGCCCCTCTCGGAGCGCTCGCCCTCGATCCGAGGGCTGCCTGGGGGCGGGCGAAGGACTGCTTCCCGCAAGAACTCCGGGACAGGATAGAAGCCGTGCTCATTGGTCTTGGCGCGCTCGAGCTCCCAGGGATCCGGAGCAGCGCGCGGGGTCTCCGACGCAGCATCCGCGCCAGCCGCAGCCGAAAGAAGGACGAGGAAGGCGATGAGTGACAGGCGCACGCGGACACCGATTTGGCTGCGGCCAAGCTAGCGCATGGCCGTATGCGCCGCCACCAAAAAGTTCTTACTTTGTTCTTGACGCGGGCGCGCGTTTTTGCTAGAGTTTTGTCAGCGTTGATTGGTGCGCCTGCCGCTCTGCGGTGAGGCCCGATCCGCTCCTTCCGACTGATCGCCGCGGCCTGACGCGAGGCCGCCTTCCCACCCGCCGGGCTCGCTCGCGCGGGCGTTTTCATGTGAGGCCGAAGCCTTGTCCGACGACGACATCCTGAAGGAGGCCCACGAGGCGTTCGCGCTGGCGGCGGACTCGGAAGCCGAGAACCGGCGCGAGGCGCTGGACGACTTGAAGTTCGCGAGGCTCGGCGAGCAGTGGCCAGACGCCATCCGACGCGAGCGGGATCTTGATGGACGGCCGTGCCTGACCATCAACCGGCTTCCGGCCTTCATCCGCCAGGTGGTCAACGATGCGCGGCAGAACAAGCCGGCGATCGTGGTGCATCCGGTGGACGACTTCGCCGACCCCGAGACGGCCGAGGTGTTCAACGGGCTGATCCGCCACATCGAGCAGTCGTCGGATGCGGAGGTGGCCTATGACACCGCGCTGGATTTCGCGGTGACCGGCGGGTTCGGCTATTTCCGGATCAACACCCGCTATGCCTCCGACGACGGCTTCGACCAGGACCTGGTGGTGGAGCGGGTGGCCAATCCGTTCTCGATCTACGGGGATCCGGACGGGACGGCGGCGGATTCGTCCGACTGGAACTCGGCCTTCGTAGTGGACACCTTGCCCAAGGCGGCCTTTGAGGCGCGCTGGAAAGGGGCCGACCCGGTGAACTGGTCGGCGGACAGCTACGCCTCGCTGACCGGGCCCTGGCTCGACGGCGACCGGGTGATGGTGGCCGAGCAGTGGAAGCGCGAGGCGGTGAAGCGGACCATCGTGGCGCTCTCCGACGGCCAGGTGGTCGAGCTGGCGGTCTATGAGAAGCAGAAGGCGATGTTCGACGCCTTGGGCGTCAAGGTGGTCGGGCGGCCGCGGAGCGTGGGCAGCCACAAGGTGACGCAGCGCATCCTGACCGGCGCCGAGGTGCTGGAGACCGTGGAGTGGGCGGGGAAGTATATCCCCATCGTGCCGGTCTATGGCGAGGAGCTGTACGTGGACGGGCGTCGCCGGTTGCGCAGCCTGGTGCGCGACGCCAAGGACCCACAGCGGATGTTCAACTACTGGCGCACGACGTCCACCGAGCTGGTGGCGCTGGCGCCGAAGACGCCGTTCATCGGGCGCAGGGGGGCGTTCGAGACGGACGCGGCGAAGTGGGCGACGGCCAACACCCAGACCCATGCCTACATCGAATACGACGGCCCTGAGCCGCCGCAGCGTCAGCCGTTCGCCGGGGCGCCCGCGGGCGCACTGCAGGAAGCGATGAATGCCTCGGACGATATGAAGGCGATCATGGGCCTCTATGACGCGAGCCTTGGCGCGCGGTCGAACGAGACGTCGGGCCGGGCGATCATGGCGCGGCAGCGCGAGGGCGACGTCTCCACCTTCCACTATATCGACAACCTGAACCGGGCGATGCGGCACGCGGGACGGATCCTGCTGGACCTGATCCCCAAGGTCTATGCGACGCCGCGAGTGGTGCGGGTGCTTGGGCCGGACGGGCAGGCGAAGGCGGTTCAGGTAAACCAGCCGGCGGGACCGGGGCAGGGGACCGCGCCGGCGCAGGCCGACCCCGCGGGCCAGGTGCGGAAGATCGAGAAGATCTACGACCTGACGGTGGGCAAGTACGACCTGATCGTGCGCGCCGGACCGAGCTTCACCAGCCGCCGGGAGGAGGCGGCCAATCAGATGATCGAGCTGATCCGCGCCTATCCGGCGGCTGCGCCCGTGATTGGGGACCTGCTGGCCAAGAACCTCGACTGGCCGGGCGCCGACGAGGTGGCGAGCCGGCTGCAATCGATGCTGCCGCCGAAGCTGGCGGGCGGGACTTCGCCGGAGATTCAGTCCGCGCAGGCGCAGATGGCCAAGCTGGCTCAGGCGCTGAACGCGGCCAAGGCGCAGATCGCGGCGCTGCAGCAGGACCGCAGCCACGAGGCCCGCAAGCTGGAGATCGACGCCTTCGAGGCCGAGACCAACCGGCTGAGGGCGATGCAGCGCTAAGCCAAGCGACCACCCATCCGCGCCCAGCGGCGCAAATCCAGGGGACATCATGGACGACGAAAACGCCATCATCGCGGGCGAGGGCGACCTCGCGCTCGCGCAACAGCTGACCGGCGAAGGCGCCGGCGATCCGCAGGCGGAGGAGGGTGCGGAGGACACCTTCGAGGTCGAGCTCGACGGGCAGGTGCACACCCTGCCCAGCGCTTTGAAAGGCGCGTTCCTGCGGCAGGCGGACTACACCCGCAAGACCCAGGAACTGGCCGAGCATCGGCGCCAGGCCGAGGTGGAGCGCCGGGCGCTTGCCGAGCGCCGGCAGGCGATGGAGGGCGCCGACGGCGACCGGGCGCATCTGGCGGCCCTGGACAACCAGCTCTCCGGGTTCGCCGAGGCGGACTGGGAGGCGATCGCACAGGCCGATCCCAGGCGGGCGCAGGCGCTGTGGGCGCGGTTCCAGGAGACCAAGGGGCTACGCGACCACTACGCCTATGCGCTGAGCCATCACGAGGCGCGCGGCCAGCTCGAGGCGGCGCGCGAGGCCGCCGAGCAGATGGCCGAGACCGGCCGCACCCTGCAACGCGAGATCGACGGCTGGTCGCCGGAGGTGGCGAACAAGCTGGTGGAATACGCCCAGGCCTTCGGCGTGACGCTAGAGGAGCTGTCGCAGATGGCCGATCCGCGGCTGTGGAAGGTGCTGCACCGGGCCTATCAGGCCGATCAGGCGACACAGCAGGACGGGGCGGCCAAGTCCGCCGCCCAGGCCCAGGCGGTGCGCCCGGCGGTGCTGGTCAGCGGCGCCGCGGCGGGCGGCGGCGGGGTGCGCGACGAGCTCGCCACCAAGGAGTGGATGGCGCGGCGCAACGCGCAGATGACGAAGGCGCGGTGATGGCGAGCAGCAGCCCCATGGACCAGTTGCGCGGGCAGGTTCGCCGGACGATTGGCGACAATGTGCTCGCGATGGGCGCCCGGCCGGAGAAGCAGTGGTGGAACCTGCCGGCCAAGGTGGCGGCCGGAAACCGTATCGGCGCCGAGGAACGCGCGCGGTCCATCGAACTCGACCCTGACCACAATCCTCACAACGACGAATTCGACGCCATGCGGCATGCCCGATGGTCCAACCGCATGGCGACGGAGATCGGGCCGATCTTCTCGCGGGTCGCCGGCGCGGGGCACGAGCTTGAAAACATGCTGCCGTCGCCGGAGAGGCTCGCCGCCTATGGAGCGCCCAGGGGTTTGCTGGACCTTGCCCGGGCGCGGCAATGGCATGGCGAGTCGGAGGCCGAGGCCCTGATGGACAAGCGCAACAACGCCGAGGGCCGCCTGGCCGCGGCCCAGGGCCGCGCCATCGATCCGAGAAGGCTGCAAACCGGCCTGGATCGGCCTCCGTCCGGCAATCCGGCCTATCCCCAAGCGCGCCCGAGGGGCGGCGGCGGCGGAACGCGATAGGCCGACGCATTTTCGGGTTCACTTTTTGTTCCAGTACAGCTAAGCTCGTTTTTCGGCGATATCGGTGATCGATAGCGGAGCATGCCCAAGTCGATGGACGGTCCCCTCGCAAAGCCTATTGAGCACGCCGCGCGCTTCTCGGTCGGATTCGTCCTGGGCGTCCTGGCGATCCCAGCGCTTGGCGTCGCGACTCTCATCGGGGTGATCGGCGGTTCGGCGGCGCTGCATCCGGGCGGCGACGCCTCAGAGAAGCCGTTTGTGCTGACGATCTCGGGCGCCGACGTCTCGCGGGCCGGCGGGGTGTTGTCGGTCTCGGAGCGCGTTTCCGACAAGGTGCAGCTCGACTGTTTGGAAGCCTGTGACGATCTGCGGATCGAGGACGGCAAGGGATTCCTGCGATCGGTTCAGATCCTCGGCCCGGGCCGCGACTGCATCCTCTGTCGCGAACCCACGCCGAACGAGCGGCGACAGGGCAACGTCTGGTCGGTTTCCGGAGAGCGCCTGACGCTGACGCAAGGCGACGCCAAATGACCGAGGCCAGATCTGGCGAAGGCAAGAGGCGTCTGTTCAGGTTCACGGCGTTCCGGGTCGGCCTGCTTGCCGGCGCTGTCAGCTTCCTGGTTGGCGCGGGACTGCTCCACGCCGCGATGGCGCCGATAAGGTTGAGCGGATTCAATGTGGACGTAGTTTCCACCGGCGCCGACGTGAGCCGGAACGGGGGCGTGACTCTGATCATCCGCAACAGGCGAGGGTCGCTCACCCAGATCTGCAACGGCGCCTGCGACAACCTTCACTATCAGGCCACGGACGACGAAAACGACTATGAAGTGCGGGTGCTCGACGCCCGGGGCGCCTGCGTCGCGTGCGACAAGCCGCGTGGGATCATGGGCGGCTATGGGGCGTGGTCACATCGCTGGGTCATAGCCGGCGAACACCCCTTGAAGATCGTCGTGAGCGACCGCATCGGCGGACTCGCATGGAAGGCCGCGGGCGAGGTTCGCTCGCACTAGACGTTGTCCTGTCTCTGCCGCCGCGCGGGCTACCGACGCGGCGAAGAGGACGCGGGACGCCGCTGACTGAATCCTAGCCGCCGCCGGCTCAACGCCGGCCGCCCCCGAGCAAGCGCCGCCCGCGCCTCGGGAGCCTTCGCGCGGCCTCAACGCAACTCCATACAAAAGGATCTGAAATGGCTAACGCCTTTTTGACGCCGACCGCGGTGACGCGCGAGGCGCTGCGCGTGCTGCACCAGAAGCTCAACTTCGTGGGCACGATCACGCGCGAATACGACGACAGCTTCGCCCGCCAGGGCGCCAAGATCGGCGACACCCTGAAAGTGCGCCTGCCCAACCAGTATGTGGTGCGCAACGGCCCCACCCTGAACCTGGGCGCGACCGACACCACGGAAAGCGCCGTGGACCTGAAGGTGCAGACGCAGAAGGGGGTCGACCTGAACTTCACCTCGGTCGACCTGACGATGAACCTGGACGACTTCTCCGACCGGGTGCTGGAGCCCGCCATGAGCGTGCTGGCCGCCAACATCGAGGCGGACGCCATGAGCATGTACAAGGACGTCTACAACCAGGTGCTCGGCGCGGGCCCGGCCACCTTCACCAGAGTGCTGCAGGGCCGCAAGATCCTGGTCGACAACCTCGCCCCGCTGAGCGGGCGGACCTGCAACCTGAACACCCAGGACAACGTGGACCTGGTCGACGCGCTGAAGGGCCTGTTCAACGACCAGACCTCGATCGCCAAGCAGAACCGCGAGGGCTTCATGGGCCGGACCGCCGGGTTCGATTTCGTGGAGAACACGCTGTGGCCCTCCCACGGCCGCAGCGCCGCGGCCGGTTACCTGGTGAACGGCGGTTCGCAGGCGGGCGCCACTCTGACGGTGAACACCGGGACGGGCGTTCCGAACCCCGGAGACATCTTCCAGATCGCCGGCGTCTTCCGCGTGCATCCGGAGACCAAGCAGTCCACCGGCGTCTTGCAGCAGTTCGTGGTGGGGACGGGCGCGACCACCACGTCGTTCCCGATCAGTCCAGCCATCGTCACGAGCGGCGCAGCGCAGAACGTCTCGGGCTCACCGGCCGCGGGCGCGGTGATCACCATCGCCGGTTCGGTGTCCACTAATCACGGAATCAGCATGGCTTACCAGAAGGGGGCGTTCGCCTTCGCCTCGGCGGACATGGTGATGCCGAGGGGCGTCGACTTCGCCGCGCGCGAGGTGTTCGACGGGGTGTCGATGCGGATCGTGCGCCAGTACGACATCAACAACGACAAGTTCCCCTGCCGGCTGGACGTTCTCTACGGCTTCAAGACCATCCGCCCGCA